ATATAGATCTGATAGCAGCATATCAGGTTCATTGTCTTGGTGGCCTATATCAAGATCTTCAGATAAATCTTCTTCTTCTTCATCTTTAAATTGTTGAAGTTTTCTATCTAAGGCTACTTGAGTTGGATCTTTTTTACCAGTATCTATACGTTCAAATCCTCCCTTTTTATCAGGGAAATAAGATACAGCTTCACTCTTAACACCTTTTTTCTTAGCAGCTTTTATAATCCCAGCTTGAAGAGCGTCAGGGAGATTTTTTTGTCCTCCTTTTAAAGATGGGTTATCATCAAATTTAGATGAAATTTCCTCACTAAAGACTTCTTTAACTAATTTTTTTAGTTCTTCTTTAGTTGTTTTTTTACCATCTTTTTTAGATAAGGCAGCAGCTATAGCCATTTCTCTTTTTTTGGCTTTAGATTTACCTTTAAATTGGGGAGCTTTAGATTTTTCAAAATCTTTAACTACATCTCCTATAGGTGTTTTTTTAGTGATAGGCATTATCTTAAAGTTTTTAAGATTTCAGTTCTTAAATATTCTTTAACCTTTTTCTTTTTAGTATCTTCAGGTTCAGCTTCAACCTCAACATCTTCAATCTCAGTATTTTCAATATCTGTGATTTCAGGTTCAGGAGCAATTTCATCCCCTGAGACTTGTTTGTTTTGTTCTCTATCGGAAAAGGTAGCTATGTTAGTTAGCTGTTTAGCTAGCTCTTTATTTCCCATACTTAAAGCTTTTTCAGCTAAATCTCTTAAGGTGTCAGCTATCTCATCATAAGCTTGAGCATCAGCTTCATGAAGCTGGAATTCTTCGTTTAAAACTGAGAGGATTTCTTTTTTAAGAAGTTTTTTTGCTTCAGATTTTTTCATTGTTATTTTGTTTTATCTTCTGTTATAGAGGCTTTTCTGTACTCTGTAACAAGCTTTTTAATCTCACCTAGTGCTTTTCTAGCTCTACCGTGGGCTGCCTTGGAGCTACCTGCATGTTCTAATTTGAAGGACTCGTAAAGATAATCAATTTGTTCAAAGATTTCTTGTGTGTTCATGACTATAAATATTAATTTAAATTTTTTAATTTATATAAAGTTGATTGAATTAGTTCAATTATTGTGTCAACCTGATTTTGGAGGTATGAATCAGGCATGTTTACTCTTAAAGTTTCAACAGTTTTACAGATCCCATCTAAGTAAGTTATAGTTTGATTTTTATCTGTATAATCATTATAACCAAAAGCTGAATAACCTTTGATTATACCATATTTACCTTGGTAAGATTCAACTAAACCATCTATCAAATCTGTAACTTCATCATAAAAAGTTCCTAAGGCCATGTGTTCAGCGTAGGAGGTTGTTTGTAAGTGAAATATATGAGTTTGATTTTTTGAATGTAAGAGATAAGATATAAGTTTACTACAATTTTCCATAGTTTATTTTTTTATTTTGTTTTTCCCCAAGTTTTACCTTTACCTGGTTTTTTACATTTAGCAGGAGTAGGGCGACATGAGGGATATTTAGAGCGTTTTTCGCCTTCTTTTCTACCGCAAGATTTACATTTAGTTTTACCATCTACGTTGCGACAGGTATTACAATCAACCCATCCACCTTCTTTACCTGATGGGCCTTGACGTTTAAACCATTTATGTAAGGATTCATCTTCATTGATTCCTTTCCAAATTTTACCTTGACGACACCTAACTACTGCTCCTGATTTGTAAGCTGAAGGTTTGTCAAATTTACGGTCAGCGATACGGAGACATCTATCACGTTTGGTTTTTTCCTCCAAAACAGATTTGATTACTTCTCGTAAACTACGTCTTGCCATGGTGATAAATATCTATTTCTTCAAACCTTCCAAAAAATCTAAACCTTCTTGAAGGTTTTTTAATAATTCTTCTTTGTTATCACCACCTACCCATTTTTCTACATCACCTGCTTCAGTTACAAATCCTTGGTTTGAAACATTATTCAATTGATCTTCCATAAAAGCTTTATATTCTTTTATAGTTTTGTCTATATTTTGGTTATGGAGATTATTATAATATTCTTCTAATTTTCCTTGACGTTGTAATTCAGCTTCAAAATCTACTACACAATCAAAACATTTTTGATAAGCGGGATATACTTTCTTATCAAGGTGTTTTTTCATTAACTTATTACAAGAAGGACAAAACAAAGGTAAATTAGCTATTTGTTTAAAAGAGTCTAATTTGGTTACATTTTGTTTAAGACCATTTTTAATAGTCCATGTTCTTCCATCTTCTTCCCAAACATCTCCTTCATGGTAATATTCTTGTTTTTTAGTATAACCTATTCCTAATGTGGTTTTATCTCCATGTTTACCTTTTACAAGATTACGAAGACGTTCAACATCTTTTCTTTGAAATTCTTTTTTTAAAACATTATCTTTTTTCATAAACCTAATTCTTTAAGTTGACTAATTGTATTAGTAGCAGATGTATGTAATATACCAATTCCACCTTGACTTCTCCATTCTTCTATATTAGAAGGTTTATCATCTATTAGAATATGGTTAGGAGCAGCGTATTTTTGTTTAAGTTTAGCTGGGGATAGAATAAGTTTAGTGCCTGGAAGGTATTTTTTAATCCATAATCTTTTACCTAATCTTGAGGATTCATCTCTGGAGGGGGCTGATAGGAGTGTAGGATTATATTTTTCTATATAACTCCAATATTCATTCCCATCAAGCATCCAAGGCATTCCAACCCAAAATCCTACTCCTTTACTTCCTATTAAATCCCAAAAAGCCTCTTTTCCATTTTTAGTTTCATACTCCTCAGGAAGCATTCCTGCTATTTTTTTAAATTGAGTATCAAAATCAGTTATAACCCCGTCCATATCAGAATAAATCTTATATTCAGGAGCTGTCTCTTCTTTTAAGTTAGTTTTTTTTGAATCTTCCCACTTTCTTAAATTCATACTACCTAATTCATGGGCTTCTTTTTCTATATTAGCTAACTCTTCATCCTCATAAACATTAGCAGTAGTCATAGGTTTAAGCCTGTCTTCAATATTTTGCATATGATGGACTAACTCATGAGAATAGCTTCTTAAAATATCTTTAGGATGTCTGTTAAGGGTATATAGAGTTATACACTTAGCTTCAGGATTGTAATAAGCAGTTTTACCTAAAGGATCTTTAGCATTTTCTTCATCATTATTAATAAATTCAATTTTAGGGAATGGATGAAGTTTCATACCATTAGTAACTAAAAAAGATGTAAAGTCTAAAATAAGAGGCTTTAATTCTTCTTCAAGTGGTTTATATCCTGATCCATAAGGAGCGGCTTTACCCTCTTCTTCTTCTAAACCTATTTTAGCTAAAATATCATAGTAATTAGGATTTTCTTCAAGATGATCCAATGCTATTTTCATAGCTACTGTTGGGTTTGAAGTATGTTCTTTTTCTACTTTTGTGCCTTTTTTTAGTTTAGCTTTTAATTCTTCAGCTGAGGTGTTGTGTTTTTTTATAATAGCTTCAATTCTAGGACGTAAGTCTTTAACACCTTCGTTTAATTTAATTTGGGGTAAATTTAAACGAATCCATCTATCCCATACCTTTCTAACACTGGCTTCTTCTTCGCCTGTTAATTCATCACTTCTCTCATCAAAAAACTCATCAATAGCTGCTTGTAAAGGTATTTTTTTGGTTTTAGCTCTTTTATATAAACCCTGAACAAATGCTGGTACTTCAGCATCAAGAACTAAATACTGAGCTAAGGACATCCCCTCTTGATATTTTATTTCAACTCCTTTTTCAAAGTTAAATTGAGATATATGTTCTAACTCATGCCTTAGTGTTTCTTTTAACTCAGCTATTAAGTTATTATATTCTTTTGGAAAAGATTCTGGGTTATATTGTATTTTTATTTCAGCTGCGTTATAGTCAGCTTCCCCATCAACTATAAAAGGAATAATGCCTAATTTTTTAGAAGGTTTAAATTTAAATGTTAAATCATATTCAATATTCCCTATACTACCTCCAGTTTCTTCTTCATATTTAACCCCAAAATTATTTTTAAGTTGATTAACTATGTAGCGAGATTGAGTAGTTACTTCAGCATCATATCTACCTTCTTGAAGAGAAAGGACAGGATTTAAAGTTTTAAAAATGCTTTTACGCATTATGGTTTTAGCTGCAGCTTTATTCTTTGTTTTTTTAATAAATGGAATATTAATATTAGTTTGTCTATCTTGAGCTACAATTTCTCCATCACTATTTAACAAATCAATAAATTGATCTTTTTTAACACCTAACTTATCAAAAAAATCTTCTAATTCTTCAACTTCAATCTCTGGATTGTTTCTGGGGTCATTTAGTCTATCAATAAAGTGTTGTCCTGATAAGTCTATATTTAAGGGAGCTAATTTAGAATCAGCGAATTGGTCTAAAAATTCAACATCATCTAAACCTATATTAGGCTCAGGTTTAAAATAAATTTTTTCTTCAATTGGTTCTAACTCTGAGTAGGTTCCATCTTTTAATTTTCCATTAAAGATTAAAGAGCCAGCCCCAAAATCATCATATTCAGTACCTGTTAAATCAATACCATCATAATTTTTTAACAAATGATTTGTTAATAAATCACCATCATTTCTTTTAAAGACATCTTTTATATAATCTTTAAATATATTATATGTTTCTTTTTTATTTAAGTTTAAATAGCTTGAAAATCCATCAACCGCGTCATCAATATTGTTTTTCACGTCAGAATCCTGTAGATCTTCAGGTTTAAGTCCATGTAAATATGCTGTTGTGGCTTTTATATTCTCGTAAAATCCTGTGGGATCATCCGGTCTAAATAAATTATATTTAGATAAATCTATTTGTGATATAGCATCATACCCTAATTGGTCTTGTAGTCTTTTAACATCCTCTAAACTACCCATAAAATAATATCCTGTACCTAAAAGACCAACTTTAGATTTTACAATACCAATACCTTTATCTTTTAAACGTTCCGCAGGTTGAGATGGATTAAATAAACCTGCTCTATATCCCATTTTAGATTGAGCTTCTTGGATTTCAGGAATAAGGAAACGAGTTAAAATGTTCCAAATTTCTTCTCCAGAATTTTTAGGCATAAGAGATAAAAAAGTATCTTTATCCTTACGTGAAAAAGCTCTTCTAACTTTAGTTCCACTAACTTCAGCTGAGTCGTCTTGGATTATTTCTATTTGAATTCCTAAAGGAGCGAATGATTTTTTTAATTTTTCAGCACTATCTAAATCATCATTGTCTCTAACACCAGCTATAAAAGCAATTTTTAAATCAGGATTTTCTTTAGCTAAATCTAAAGTATATTTTACAGGAGAAGGAGCTTGGAATATTTTAATATCTTGAGGTAAACCTTCTTTATTTTGATATAATTGCCAAATTTTTAATGAGGCTTCTGATGTTATGTTATCTCTAACCCCAGCTCCAATTACAATTTGATGTTCATTAGATGGTATTTGATATGCTCTTAAGGCTGTTTTAAGGTGTCCCTTTGTAGGTGGTTTAAATCCACCTCCATAAATTACAACATCATATTTTGAATCAACCTCATTTAAAAAAGGTCTAATTAATTCTTGAACTAATCTATTCACTGAGTTAAAAATTTATTTAATTTAGATTTAGCTGAGGAAAAGGGGTCAAATTCAATTTTTTGACTTAACAATTGTTGGATACTTTTAAATAATTCATCCATATCTTTCTTTTTTTTAGCTTCCTCCTCAGGAGTTTTAGGCTTACCTACTACTTTATCTTCACCTTTAATATATCTTTTTACATATTCATTAGGATCAAATTCAAAATTTTCTCCTTCAGGGCTATTATTAATAATAGTCACATTTGGGCCAAACTCAGATTGGTAAATAGGTATATTTTTAAATACTCCTTCCCAATTTTTTATAACAGCACTTGGGGGTAAAGATCTATCACGTTTAGAATTTCTATCTAAAGAAGTCATTACAGGAACAACAACCATAAACATAAAAGTATCATAACCTAAATCTTCAAGTTCTTGTTTTTTCTTTAATAAAGGTCCAGAAGCTGCTCCTGGGGAGTCTATGATTATGTTTTTGGCATTAGATATAACTTCTGCTTCTTTTTCTTTGGTAGCTGTTCGGGCTTGACTCATAAATTTACCTGCTTGTGCTATTTGATCAGGAGTAAACTTTTTAAAATCTGTTCCAAATCCTGAGGCTTTAAGTAGGGCTTCATAAGTATCATCAACGTTTATAGTTTCAAATCCTTGAAGATTTAACTGCTTAAGTAAGGTTGTCTTACCAGCTCCAGAAGGACCAGTCAAGAATATAGCTTTAGGACTGGTCACAGCCTCTAAAAGAATAGACAATAGCCTCATAGCAAGTATTTGTGATAAATATTACAGATCCCGTTTAGCTTTAGTTCTAAATCCTGTAAATATTGGTGTTGGGTTTGGGTTTTCTAAGTCAAATAAACGTTTAACAGTTTGAAAAATACTTAAATTTTCTTCCCTTGAACGAGAAGATTCGTATACTTCCCACCCTTTACCTTGAATCTTACCTTTGGCTGGTCCTCTCTTAGAAGATTTTAACCATAATATGCCTGTACGGTCTACTTTTTTACCAAAGCATTCTTCAAAACATTGAGCATAAATAGCTGTTTGAAGATCATAAGTAGTTTGGAGATGATTTGAGGTTTTAAAGTCTATAATCCATAATTCTCCATCTATTTCACAAACCAAATCACAAGTACCAGCTACTTTATATTTGTCAGAAAATAAATGAACTTCAGGTTCAATTAAAGTTGGGTTATATGTTTCCCACCAATCTACAAACTTTATAAACATCTGCCAAACATCAGGATTATATTGAGGATTATCAAAATCATCTAAAAAACTAAGTTCTTTACCATTAAGATAATCTTCAATCATTCCATGAACTTGAGTTCCTTCTTCACCTGCTCTTTTAACTATATGGTCTGCGGCATAACCAACTTGTTTAAGCCAATCTTCAAAATATTTTCCTTTAGGATAATAACTTAAAACATAAGTTATAGATGGATAATACTCCCCATTGCGTCTATAATACCTGGAGTCTGGGAGTGTTATTTGCTTATGGTCATCAGATATCTCTAATATTCTACCATAAGAGTTTTTTATTTTACTCATATCATTAATTTTCTACTTAATAACCCTGATAGGGTTAGAGGGGTTGATTTGTGAAGTAAATTTAAGAAGGATTTGAATCCCATCTCTGATGGATCTTTATCTTCCATATCAATTAAATGTACTTCTTTACCTTCGTTCATAAACACTTCACAAAAATCTAAAGCGTCTTTTTGAGCGTCTTTATCTAAAGCTATATAAATTTGTTCTACTTTAGAAGTGACAATTTTTTTCATTAAATTATTTTGAATATGCTTTCCTAATAATGGAATAGCATTTCGTTTAATAGCCATAGCATCAAAAGGACCTTCACACAATACTATAGGTGATTCCCAATTTATAAAAAGTTCAAAAGGTATAATATCTTTTGATACAGATGGGTTTTTATATTTTCTAAAAGATTCTTTTTCAAAACTCCTACCTACAAAAAAGTTAAGTTCACCATTAGCATTGTAGGAAGGAATAACAATCATATTAGCATATTCTCCAAACTCACAATATCCAATATTATATTTTATAATGTCTTCAGTTGTTATATTTCTTTTCTTTAAATAAAATGAAGCATGTTTAGCTGAGATACCAGAAGGTGTTGGGTATAGGGGAGTAAATTCTTCAGGTAGTTTTAGAGTGTTTTTAACAATGGTTTCTTCTACCTCATATCCACTTTTAACATAAGATTTAGCTTCAGCTATTTTTTCAGAAGATGCTTCAGTCTTTTTAAATAATCCTATTATAGTTTTTCCTCTAGTATTACAAACCCAACAATGCCAAGGATTATGTCCTTGTTTATTTTCTGTAAAATTTATTTCAAGTTTAGGTTTATGGTGATGGCAAAAGGGACAATGGTAAGCATAGTTACCATTTGATGTTTTTTTACCTTGCCCTAAGACAGAATCAACTAGCGTTACTAGGATGTGATTTATCATCAAAGTATAAAGGTATAAAACTATTCTTGAGTATCAAAATCTTTTCTGTAAAACTTACCTAGAATATTATCATTAAAATATAAGTCTGGGTATTCTAGTACTCCAAATGTAAATAACCATTTTGTCTCAAAATAAGTTAGAAGTTTCTTATTATTTACAAATTGAAGAATTTCACGTTTAAATTCGTCTTTTTTACCTTGAGTAATTAATTCTTTGATTTCTTTTTGAGAACCATAATATAATTTCCAATCACTTTCTTTTTGAACTATCTTGTATAAAGATTTTCTACCCCTACCTGTAGATAATTCTAATTCAGCTTTAGTTAGCTTTTTCTTTTGATTATGGTAAAGTACCTTTTTACCAATATATATCTTTCCTGTGGTAGAATGAATTACTTTATAGATAAATCCATAAGTATTTTCAGGAAACTGTGATATGTTTGTAATCTCGTCTTCATAATATAACCAGTTCATCTATCTATATTTATTAAAATTGTTGTATCTGTTGTTTGGGAGGTAGGGAGAGGTTGAGCTAATTTAGCTACAGCTAATAATTCTTGATTAGAATTATATAAACCTACAGTAGTAACATAAGGTGAAAAATCAGATCCTGTTACAAAATCTTTATAAGTATCTGTTGAGCCACTTTTTAATAGTGAAGGATTTAATGAATAATTATACTCATTAGCTCTAATAGTACATTTATATTGGGTTTCATACAATGTTATTGAAGATTGAAATTCAATATTAGTAGCTGAGAATGTTGTTCCTATTCCACTTCCGGTTCCTGTAAATACTAAAATACCATCTTGATAAATAATATTTCCTCCAAAATATGAAGAAGAGATTAAGTTACCTTCTCCATCATCATAATAAGAACCTGATGGTATAGCACTGGCTGATATAGTGACTCTAAGAGAGTTAGGTTGGATATAATTTCCGTAGTATTTTGAAGGAATAGAAATTACACCAATATTACCTGAAGAGACAAAATATCTTAAAGATCCTGTTGTGTTAGGTAATGAATTTATATAATTAGTAGTGTAAGCTGGGCCTGTTACAGTACCATCTGTATTAAAAGAAGCAGTAGCCGCGTTAGAGATTAGCCCGCTACTACCTAATATATAATTACCATAGTAGAGTTGTTTTATAGAATTAAAAACTAAAGCGGCGCTAGCTGTACCCTCACTTCCTCCTACTATAGGGTATGGAATATTTGATCCTGTAAAGTAAGAATAATATTCTGTACCTGAAAAGGTTTTATTAACTGTAAACGGGGTTACAATTACATCATTACTTGTGAGTGTTTTTAAGTAACCCATTCATTAGAAGTCTAATTTAACTCTAATAAGAGCTTCTTTGGTAAAATCTTTCTTAAGTGGTTTACTTAATTTAGCTACAGCTAATAATTCATTAGAATCATTATATAAACCTACAGTTGTGATATAAGTTACAGGGGCATTTATAAAATCATTAAATATAACAACACCTGTAGATCCTGAGATGAATGATGGGTTAGTTGAATAGTTAAACTCAGAATTTCTGGCTCTAATAAAGACATAGTCTGATGTTATACTTTCTTGACTGTTTAAAGTAAATGATTGAGCATTAGTTCCACCAAGTCTATTAAATAATAATGTAGGGTTATTATCATCTGAGTTGGAGTTTCTAAGTGTTCCTAAGTTTATACCTCCAGAAGCGATTGGTAAGCCTAAAGCCCCAGGATTCAAAAGTAAAGTTCCTATATCAGGTAAAAATAATCCATATGATCCAGAAGGAGTATAACCAGGCTGGGAAGACCCAATAGTAGCTGATGTCACAGATCCTGCTGATCCGCTAAT